GGCTTATCCAAGAGAATAAGCCTAGAGCAGTCTTTATAGATGCTGGTCGAGGTGAAGGAGTAATAGACCGTCTACGGCAGATGGGTTACCGTCATATTATCGAAGTACCATTTGGAAGCCAAGCATCGAAATCGGAACGATTTGTTAATAAACGTGCTGAAATGTGGTATGAAATGGCCCAATGGATCAAACAAGGAGGAAGTTTGCCAGATGATGGCTCACTGCGAGCTGACCTAGCAACTCCAACCTATAGCTTTGACACCAGGGGACGTATCGTACTGGAGAGTAAGGACAAAATTAAAGAGCGACTAGGGCACTCACCAGATAAAGGGGATGCCTTGGCTCTAACATTTGCATATACAGTTCCCCAAGAGGATATGTATGCGCAAGCAGTACCACAAATGGCCAATACAAAATATAATCCATTTGGTTAACAACAAAGAAAGGAGTGGATACTATGTGTGGTGGATTCGTAGGAAAATTATTAGGAGTTAAACAGCCAGAGGTGCCAGAGATTAAACCTCCAGCACCATCACCTACGGTAGAGAATAATGAGGTAGATGATGATACGATGTCGAAAGAAGCGCAACGTAAAAAACGTGGATTCTCCTCAACTCGTACAACAGATACATTGTTGTCTAATGCAGGACGTAATAAGTTAGGATAAGGTGATTCTATGAGTTTATTGGCTAGAGCCCCTACAGGTGCTAAATTTAAAGAACTAGGCAATACAAAAGAAGTCAGTCAAAAGGTAGAGCGCTTATTCGATGCACAGCAGTCACATCTAAAAGTATGGCGTGAGATTAAGAAGTACCAGTTACCTTTCATAGGTAAACTGAATGACACAAATGGAAAAGCCATTGATTATGATACGAGTCATCTATTGGATAGCTATGCATCGCATTGTAATGATATTTTTGCTAGTGGAGTCATGAGTGGGTTAACACCGCCAAGCAGACAATGGTTTAAACTTACGCTGGCTAATAGTGGATTACAGGCTAATCATGAAATGTCAGCTGTCCTAGATCAACGACATGAGATTATGCAGGCTATTTTTGGGAAGAGTAATTTCTATATAGGATGTTACCAAGCTTACCAAGAATTAGCCTATGGCCAAGCTGCCATGGGCATATTTAGAGATACTCGTACAGGTATTCGTGTAGAACAGTTTACGATTGGCACCTATGCGATGAGTGTAGGGAGTAATGGTATCGTAGATACATTTACTGTGAAGCGGGCTATGACCTTAATGCAGATTGCAGAACAGTTTAGCGTGGAATCTATGCCACCTGGAATGCAGGACTTACTTCGTAATCATACATACAGTGCAGATACATACACTGTATATTGGTTAGTAGAACCTAATCGGGACTATGTAAATGGTAAAATCGGTAAACGGCATATGAAATATCGGAGCTATTATTGGCTAGAAGGGGAAGAAACCTTTTTAGAAGTAGGTGGATTCAACACCTTTCCTGTATGTGTAGCAAGATATCAAGTAGTAGGAAATGAAACCTATGCTGTTGGTGCTGGGTGGTATGCCAATGATGATGTAAAGATGTTACAAACTCTGATGAGTGATAGATTGCGAGCGGTAGAGTTAATGGTAAAACCGCCAATGCAAGTATCCTCTTCGCTAGCGTATAATGTGAACCTGATTCCAGGGGGAATTACAACCACAGATAACCCTAATGATGTGGTAAAGCCCTTGTTTGATGTAAACATGCAATTGGGACCATTGGGTGAAATTGTCATGGAAACACGTGAGAATATTAAGCGATGTTATAATGCAGACCTATTCTTGATGTTAGAACAGCTAGATAGCGGTCAAATGACGGCACGAGAGGTCATGGAGCGAACACAGGAAAAGTTACAACAACTAGGTCCTGTAGTTGAAAGATTACAATACGAGTTTTTAAATAATGTAATTGAACGCACCTACGCTATTCTATCAGATGCGAAAATATTCCCACCAATACCAGAAGAACTAAGGGAAACGTTATCAGATAAGGAAATTAAAGTAGACTTTACGTCTCCATTAGCACAAGCGCAAAAATTGGCAGGATTAACTACTATCGAACAAGCATTTGGTTTTGCCATGAACATGATGCAAGTATATCCAGAGGTGAAAGCAAAAATTAACCCAATAGGACTTGTTAATGAATACTTTAAGTATTTAGGTGCACCTGCTGCGATGTCTTTTAGCGATGAAGAGACACAAGCTAAGATAGAGGCAGAACAGCAAGCTATGATGGCACAACAAGAACAAATGCAACAACAACAGATGTTGGAACAAGCCCCTAATCTAGCGAAAGCGACAAAGGATATGGCGGAAGCAGCGAATACTAATCAATCAGTAGTAGGAAATTGGCTAGGTATGCCAGGATTAGGTGGTGAAGAATGATAGAGTATGGTGTCAAGAAGAAAGATGAACTCATTCGAGAGATTCGACAGATGGAAATTCAGAATCGGGATCGCAAGGGGTTAGAAGCTGTATTGGGTACCGAAGAGGGGCGTTGGTTTCTCATGCGGTTACTAGATACATGCTGTATCATGCAGACTACTTTTACAGGCAATTCCCAATCATTCTTTAATGAAGGAAGACGGTCTGTAGGCATAGATATAGTAAAGAATATTGCTACATTACTTGGTGTAAAAGGTATAGAGCAAAAGCAATTAGCGGAGCTAGAATACATTCAACATCAAGAGCGTATTAATGAATTGATAACAAGAAAGGTGGGAGAGTCAAATGGATAATGAATCCACAAATACAGTGACACAAGAACCAAATACAGAGGTACAAGATACTCATGATAACACAAATAGTACAACGGATACCTCAACACATTCTGCGGACACTGCTAATACGACAGAACAAACTACAGGAGCACCTGATAGATATGACTTTACCAGTTTATTAGGTGAAGGGGAAAGTATTGATGAGCAGAATGCGGAGGCCTTTGGTGAAATTCTTCGTAACATTGGTGTATCTCAAGAAGGTGCGGAGCAAATCGCTAAGTTTGGTATGGGCTATCTACAAACTATGGGAGATGCCTTGCTGAATCATATTGATGGATTACAAGAGGCACAAGCAGAAAGTTGGAAAGAAGAAACTGTAAAGGAATTAGGTTCCAATTTTGATACCACCATTGCTAAAGCAGGAGCGGGTATTGAATACCTAGAAAAAGATATTCCCAATCTGCGAGAGGTGCTCATGGTGAATGGCATTGGGAATAATGTAGCCCTAGTAAAGGCATTTGCTACGATTGGCGATCTAGTAGCAGAAGATGCAGGCCGTTTAAGTGGATATGGCAGCGGATCTGGAGTAGAGTTTTATGACAATACTAATTTTGATGCATATAAGAATAAATAAAGGAGTGATGAATTATGCCAACATTTGGTACAGAAGCATTAACGTTAATGGATTTACATAAACGGTATAAAGGTTCAAAAGATGGAATTGATAGTATTATTGAGGTGTTAAACCAAGCTAATCCTATCATGCAAGATTTACGTTTCAAAGAGGGTAACTTACCTACTGGTAACTTAACAACACAACGCACAGCATTGCCAAACCCTCACGTACGTGCGATTAACCGTGGTGTGCCAAACACCAAATCTAGCACTAGACAAGTAACAGATACGGCCGCAATGCTTGAAGACCGTTCTAGTGTAGATGTAAAGTTGCTTATGTTATCTAATGACCCAATGCGTTTTCGACAAACAGAAGATGCAGCACACATTGAAGGCTTTGGTCAAACCGTGGCAAGTATGTTGTTCTACGGCGATACAGATATCAATGTGGGCGAGTTTAATGGGTTAGCTAAACGATATAATGTGTTATCTACAGATAAGACACACTATGGATACCAAAATGTTAATATGGGTGGTACTGTAGCTGGTAAGTGTGGCTCCGTTTGGATTGTATGTCATGGTGATGATGGTGTCATGGGGATTTATCCTAGAGGATCTAAAGCAGGATTAACTAAAAAAGATTTAGGTGAAACTGATGCGGTTGATTTTGAAGGAAATAAATTCCGAGTAGTAGAAACGTTATTTAGTTGGGATGTAGGGCTTACGGTAGTAGACCCACGCCGTGTAGCGGCTATCCGTAATATTGATGTTAGTCAATTGGCTAGTGCTACAGCATCTCAACGTCAAAAATTTATTGAATCCTTTATTTATGCGAAGGGTCGTCTTCGTAATTTAGATAGTGGACGTATTAAACCAGTGGCATATGTACCACAGGAGATTAAAACAGCATTAGAAATAGCATTAACGGATAAAAACAATATTCATGTAACACGTCAAGAGGTTATGGGTGAAATGCCAAAAATTTATGTAGCAGGTATTGAAGTAAAATCTTGTGATGTACTTCGTACAGATGAAGACCCAATCGCCAATGTATAGGT